CCTCGCACTTGCGGCGGAACTGAACGCAGTCGGGGTGGTCGATCGTGCAGAAGCGGCGAGCGATCTCGCGGTACTGGAAGGTCTGCTGGGTGTAGGCGCGGGTGAGCATCGAGCCCATGAGCGCGTTGGCGTTGTTCACGCGAGCCATCACCTCGGTAGCGGTCAGTTCCTTGGAGGAACCGTCGTTCACGTCTTGGGTGTAGGCCGCGCTGGACTCAGCCATGATCTGCCGGTGCATGGCCATGGCTCCGGAAAGCATCGTATAATCCACGACGTGGCGCTCAGACTGCGGAACCCAGGAGAGGCCCTCGGGGATCACGCCCATGTTGAACAGGTCGATCTTCTCCATCCGTTCAGCGTCACCGTCGGCGACGTTGCGGAAGAGCCAGAGCATCTGCTCGAACACGGAGTCGGTGAACTTACAGCGGAGGCGGTTCTGAAGGTGGCAGACCGCATAAAGCAGGTAGCCCAGTGATCGCACCGAGTGCCAGCGGAACGGAGGGACGACAGCGCCGTCGGCAAACTGGACGTGCATCAACTCGAAGATATCCCGGCCGTAGCACCGGTCGCCGGCATCGAAGAGCCACTGGCCGGCGGTCTGCATATTTCCGATGCCGCTGTTGTACTGGTCCACGATGATTCGGCGGCGCCAGGAGGGGTCGTCGCTGGTCGTGTCTAGGAAGTAAAAATCGTAGCAGCGCAGCACCGGCGTCGCGTCGGAACCCCAGTAGCCAGAGTTCTCTTTGAAATCTTCCTCAACCTTCTCGGGGAAGTATTGGCCGGACCAATCGTTCACCTGGAGACTGGTCGCCTCGTTCTGGATCATGTTGGCCAGCAACTCGTTCACGAGCTTCAGATTCCAGCCGGGGTCCACGTTCTCGCCCCGGGTCATTCGGATGAGGTCCGCTGCCGTGAAGGACGTGTAGATCGCGAAGTGCGACAGGTTCTCCATCGTGGTCAGCGTGTTTGTTGGAACCAGGATGTCCTCGGTGCCGCGAGCCGATGGGCACCAGTCGCGATCACGAAGCCAGGTGACGGGGCCGATACCGTGAAGCACGGTGGCCGCAAACTGAGACTCCAAGACCGTGGAGTATTTCGGAGACCGCTTCATCACGCGGTTCAGCTGCTTCGTGATGATGTTGCCCCACTGGGTGCGCTTGTCGCGTGGGCCGATGTCGAGACCCACCGAGAAGTAATTCTGCGGTTTCAGGAACGCGTTGGTAAACTGCTGGCGCGCCGCGTGAATGATCCGCGTGCCTTCCAGGAAGTTGACATTGGTCTGGATCCGGTTGTCTCGCGCCTCCTCTTCGCTGTAGGGAGGGTTGCCATTGAACGTCGCGTTGATGCGTGCGCGATTGCGGGATCGAGGCTGTTCGGCCTCAAGCATCGCACTCACCACATTCCAGACTTTACTCGGTTCTTTGAAACTCATATTGACCTCAGATTGCGTTTCGTTCCTGCGAAATCCAGCATTTATCGGGCATTTTCGTGTCTCCGAGGTAGCTCAGGGGCACCCAAACCTTGAGCTTCAGGTAGCAGCCGCAAACGTCGCAGGTGCCGGCCAATCCCTCGCCGTGGAGATACATGGCCATATCGTTTCGAGCCTGCTCCTGCTCCAGGATCACCTCGGCTACGGTCTTCGTGACCGAGCGTGCGTCGGTGGGTTTGTTGTGTAGGCAGCGGTTGCAGGTATCAATGCGATCCTGCGCCTTCTGGCGATCGACAGGCGTGCCACCTTCACCTAGCCATTCTGCCAGGATCCGTGCTCCCTGAGCCGTCTGACGCAATTTAGCGGCCGCACGAGCGACAGCCTGAAACCCTTGGTTGTACATTCGTTGTGTGGGATGGAGTGGCTGCAATCTGAGGGAACCGCGCCCGAGTGTAGGCTTCCAGGTCGGAGATCGCCTGCTCGATCGTGGACGGAATGCTGTTGGCAACCCGGTGACTGTGGATCAGGCGAACCATCTCATAGAAGCCGTAGTTCAGGACATCCTTGGGACTCCAGTTGGTCTTGGGTTCGTAGAACTGCCAGCCACCAGGAGGAAACGTATCGCGATTCATGAGCGAGGTTTAGAACGGCAGGTCGTCCGCGTCCAGATCAGGCTTCGGGGCAGGTGCCGAGGCAGTCTCACGTCGCGAGGCTGGCGCGGCACCTTCATCGCGTCCCTTCAGGAACTGGAAGGTCTCGATCATAATTCGAGTGGTGGACCGCTTCTCGCCGGTCTTCTTGTCGTCCCACTCTTCACGGGTCAGGCGACCCTCAACCATCAGCGGGTGCCCTTTCTTCACGTACTGCGCGATCGTTTCGGCCTGCTTTCCAAAAGCCTTGCATTCAGCAAAGTAAACATCCTCCTTCTCCTCGCCGGCTTCGTTCTTCCAGCGGCGATTCACTGCCAAGCTCAGGTTGCAGACCGCCGTCCCCTTCGGGAGGTATTTGAGTTCGATGTCGCGGGTCAGGTTGCCGATCAGGATGACTTTGTTGAATGAGGCCATAAGGTTATGAGTAGGTTAGCGAATGTTCAGACTCCATCGTGCGACGCTTATCTGACAGACGTGTCAGCCACTTTGGTGTCTGTCGCTTGACAATACCAACACCCTGCCCGCCTGCAATCTCAAAACCCGTTCTGCGCGCCATTTCGAGCGCAACAACAAACGAATCCCAGAGGTCAGGCGACCGACCCATGCGCTCCTTGGTCTTGTTCTTGGGCTCAACGTCGATCAACCCGGTACGTGCGATTCCCCACTCGCGCATCGCGCCTTCCTCGGCCACTTCGCGGGGCAGCTTCCGCAGCTGCTTGGATTCGATCAGCAGGCGCGACGAGTACCACAGCGCGGTAACCATCTTGCCGTAGGCTTCGCGCTCAGTCTTCGGATCACCCTTGCGCACCGGGCGGTCACTGGGCTTACCACCGAACTCGATCGGAACAACCTCTGGCGACCACAGGCGGGCAAACGCCGACATCAGTGTGCCGCGTCCCGTGGAGTCGAACCCCACGCGCTCCGGCGGGATGTTGCGCTGCTTGCAGTACAGCAGGACGTACTCGGCAATCTGCTCCTCGGCCTGCTGGGCTTTGATGGCCGTGACCGGGATAACGATCGGAGCCTCGCTGAATGCTAGCACGATGCGCCCCGACGAATCTGGCCCGAAGGTCAGGTCAGTCATAACGCAGCGATCGCCGCCGACGCCCGAGTACGCCGCGTCGATTCCGATGATCCTGGTCAGCTTGTCAGAGCGTTCCCACACGGGGTCGTCGAACGCTTGGTTCTGCTCGCACAGGGACATGGTGACTACGCGCCTGGTGCCTCCATCCCGTGGCAGGAGCCCCAGGTTCATCATCGAGAACTGCAACGAGTCCCGGCCGTAGTAATCGAGGTCCGCCTGAATCTGCTCTGGCGTGATGATACCCTTGTACGGGTTGGTGCCCTTGGGAAACTTCGCGTTCGGCGTGTCGTATCCACACAGCTGGACGGCCACACCACCGGGTGCCCGCGTTCTCCAGGTGCGCGTCTTTTCAAGGTACTCAAGACCTTCCCATCCGCCGATCGACGGGTGAGGCTCGCAAACCACGCCCAACGCGTCGTTGCGGTCCTTGGGGTTGCCCATCGCGATCAGCTTGAACACCGGGTTCTTGCGGAGGTTGGCGACAGAATCCAGAAAGCCGCGCCCCATCAGCGACGCTTCATCTGCGATCAGCATGACCCGGTCGTTCTTCAATCCGACGTAGTTCGACAGACCCACAAACGTGCCACCGACCTTGCACGCCACACCGATGATTCCATCACGGAAGTCCTGCGCCTCGGCATCTTCATCCGAACTGGTCAGGATGAACCGGCTTTCGATCACGCGCCCGGGGAGCCACTCCCGCTTGGCCTTGGCCTTGTTGTGCAACTCCTTGATCGAACCCCAGATGCGCAGCTGGAGACCTTCGCGGGTTGTCGATGACATGATAATCGAGGTCCCGGTTGGGTAGATGTAAAACGTGCAGAGCCCGAACGCAGCGGAGTCGTAGGTCTTGCCCGAGGATCCTGGCCCCATGATGCCGACCTCCTGGTTCTCGACAAACGTCTGGATCAAAAGGTCCGACCAGTCGTGCCAGTCGAAGTGTGGCCAGAGCGCAGTCATGGCCTGCCGGAAGTGGTAGTATTTGCCGCGCCCGTACTTCACGCCGGCGTGCATGATGTACCCATCCTTGCGCACCATCTCAGCCTCGATCAGAAAGCGGTCTTTTGTACGCCACGGTATGGACAAGTAATCGGGGCTTTCATTCATCTTGCGGGAATCCTGCGAT